GGTCCGGTTGGTCCGGTTGTTCCCGTTGTTCCCGTTGTTCCCGTTGTTCCCGTTGNTCCNGTTGNTCCCGTTGTTCCCGTTGTTCCCGTTGTTCCGGTTGTTCCCGTTGGTCCCGTTGGTCCGGTTGTTCCGGTTGTTCCGGTTGTTCCCGTTGTTCCGGTTGTTCCCGTTGTTCCCGTTGTTCCCGTTGTTCCATTTGGTCTTGTCGAAACAATAGACAAAGTTGTATTTAATCGGGTTAGACAAGATTTACGGAATGAAAAATACACCAAATTGTTTCGCGTTTCCCCTTCGGGTTGGACAACGAACAGTTTTAACCGTAATTTGCACTTCACCGATGGTAAATACGTGTTGTTGACGTAAAAAGAAGTGTTCGCGATAGATGAGGAAGTGGTGGAGGTTGAGGTGATTTCCGTTAAATCTTCGTACCCATTCGAAAATTCGACTTCCTCTCCGGATTCCTTCACAAAATATAAATTCGTATAGAAATATGTTTTGTAAGAAGAAGACGAAGACGTTTTAGAAGCATATGTATTGAACTCCCATAATCCTTCGGGAATGAACGACAAATCTAACAAATCATCATCACTTGATGTAAAAGTCGCCACTTCTTGTACGGAATTGTCGTTCTCCTCCTCATCATATACATACGTGATCGTTTTTTTCTCGGTGACTACTGGTGCTCGAATGATACTGCCTGCTACCTTTGTATATTTACTGGAAGACCCTCCTTCGCTATCCAAATAAATGGTCAATCCCCCCGATATTCCATCCGATCCTTGGATTCCAGTCGATCCTTGGATCCCAGTATGACCAGCCGATACAAAACTAAACGTTATATTATCCACCACCGTCGATGTTCGGTATGCTTTAAACAACGCTTTGTAAAAATAGGTTGTTGTTGTTGGATTAATCTGAGGGTTTATACATGTATAAATAACCTTTTGGTTTTGGGTTATGATTATATTCATCGTATCAATCACTATCGAGAATTGGTCTCCTGCGATATAATAGAAATTCGTTTTGATTATTTCGGAATTTTCGCCTTCATTCAGAATAATATCAAATGCATTTTCGCAAAACTGGATACTATGTGCGAACGTTAATTGATTCGATCTACTCACTCCAATTTTAGTCTCTGTCCCATTTTGCGGTGCGGTAAAAGTTAATACGCAATTCTGATATTGTTCTAACGTGTACACATTAGATACTTCTCCGTCTCTCGATATTTTTTTAAACGCGTCCCCTTTGTAGATGGAAACAGTGTCATTTTCTTGTATGAGATGAAAATTACTGGAGGCGAAACCTCGCTGGCCAGTTACCCCTGTCATTCCGGTAGGGCCGATGGATCCGGTTGGTCCAGTGGGTCCAGTTCTTCCGGTAGGTCCAGACGGTCCAATGGGTCCGGTTGATCCGGTTTGCCCTGAATAACCTATGGGTCCTCTATCCCCTCTATGTCCTATTCCTCCCCTCGGCCCAATCGCTCCGGTATGTCCTCTATATCCAATATGACCAGTTGGACCGGTTACCCCGTGACCATGAGGATCTAACTGCGGTGAACATCTAACTGTAATTAATGATGAGGAACCATGTCGCGACATGGCCTGATTACTTGAGTTGTTGTTTACTAAATGATTCCAACTTGCCATATATATTCATTCATTATATTTTATTCAGCAGAATTGTTGTTGTTGTTGTTGTTGTTGTTGTTTTTTATGTATGTGATTTGGCGGTGTGGTGTCGTTTATATAAGAAAGAGTCGCATTCCTGGAATTCTTTTTGTAGGCAGAGTTGGTGCTTGTTTTTTTTACCCCAGAAATACTCGTTTTTACTTATTTTTCCTCTGTAATGAGAAAACATTGGCACGCTCTGTTTATTCGTGCGATTCGCTCGATCATTCGTGCCTGTACAAAACACTATATTCGGACAGTTTCCAGAAATTTCCATTTCTATATCAAAAACGATCTGTTTATTCGCTGGGATTAATTGATTGTTGTAGATATTACCGTCCAAAATTGTATTGGATATTTGGAACGTCTTGAAATTGGTTAAATCTTGGGAATTCAGGACATTCCCTAAATTTTCCTGGTCTCTCAGTATATTCGCCATTTTCTTGTGTCTTATATAATCACTTTGTGACATATTTATTGGACCTATACTTATTCTCCACATATTTTCGTCGGGTTATGGTTATGCAGAATCTCCATTTTGGTACAGTTGTTCGCATACCAACTGGAAAGACCAATTTCCGCCATTCAAATCCACGACATCTCCCTTGTCATTCACCAGTTTTACCGATATACGTCTGATATTCACCGGTCCGAAATACACACGTTCTTGTTGTTGTAACGTACCTCCGAATTCGACATACACGGATCCGGCTGTTCCTGTTTTCACCGGAAGTAATGCAAACATGTCTCGGACATATACTCCTTGATTGAAGTTATCTCTCTGTCGGTTTTGTTCTGCTAAAATCTGTTCGACTGAATACACTTGTTTCTGGGTTAAACTCGACAATGTACTTGCGGATGGATTATTACATTGTTTTACCAACTTTCGATTCGCGTAGCTTGGAAGTGTTACACTGTAATCTCGTTTCGATAGAGTCACCAATCCATCATTTAAATGGTTTTGGTTGAAATCATCTAAAATAATCATGAAATACGAATATAAATACACATTCACTACCGAATCGCTCTGTAGAGTGACCAAGGTTTTAAATGCGGTAGCGATATCGTTTATTGTAAAGGGATTTTCATAACCTCTCAAAGAAGGTATTGGATTAAATTCATATTCGGCCGCGGAATGAAAGCCTAATATATACCCGAGAGTTGTATCGATCGTGGCATTTCTATAACTTGCGGAAGCATTCGTGCATCTTGAAAAACTATTAATATCATAAAACACGACTTTGTAATCTCTCGAGGTGTATATTTTATTTATTGTGTATTTGATATTGCCTAATGTCGGATCCAAACTGGAATTGCTTACTATGGGGTCTGTTGTTGTTCTACCAAATAGTCTGTTTATCTCGGTGGCTAACGAAGTCCCGGTGTAGATTCCATTCGGTATGGCTATGGAAATACTATTCGATTCGTCCGTTTCGGATATATAAACCCCACCCAAGTCATCTTTTATAGGCGCGAAAACGACCATTTCATTATTGGAAATGTCTATAGAATCATTTGATGGAGTGTAGGGTTGTACTCCTAATCTGGTGATTTGGAATGGTAGTAGTTTCTCAAGGTTGTCGTATCCATTATAATCATCATCTGTATCTGTTCTAATTAATTTCCATTTCCCTTCCGCTACATGAGGTACTATCATTCGGTTTGGATTGATAATCCACTGGAAATAACCGTCACCACGTATATCTTTCAACGAAGAATCGATTAATGATGGGTGGTCACGAAGCGTTTCGTTAATATGCGATATCCAATTCGCCCACGTTTTACTGGCACCGTTCAAGACGATATCAATATAATTGGTTAAATCGGTTTCTTGACCATTGATTATTCTGTATTGTGTCAGCCGTAATGTTCTTTGGTCGTTTGATAAGGATTCTCCACCCGTTGGCCACACTTCTTCCATACTGATACCGGTAGATGGAAAATCAGTGATTATCGCCGTAAGTGGTACATTACTTGTATCTCTCAACCCTAACAAGTCTCGAGTATTCGGACCATATGAAACACTGTACGCAAATTCATTATATACTTTTTGAATGTCAAACGTGAATGTCGTTTTTACTGCGGAACTATCGTATGCTATTCTCGTATTTCCGAAACTCACGTCTGTGTATATTTTTGCCGCATTTGCTATCCCTGCGTTCACTGCAGCTACTAATGTAACTGCTTCATAATTGCCCGGTGGGATTTCTATCTTATACTCATGACTCGATTTATTATAAATTGCCAGCGTATTATATGGCCCTTCTTTAACCTCCCGCGGTTTTAGATAAAAAAAATTGCTTCCATAACTATTACTTATGGTGTACCAAGTGATTGGAATCTGTACCGCATATAGTTTCATTTTTACCACATCTTTTAATGTTTCATTGAAATTCACCGTAAAATCTGTGGAGATGGAATATTCTTGATCTCTGTATTGACTATCTATACTGATCGTTCGGGTATATGTTTCTTTCAACAATGGATTTATTTTTCCGGGCGCAAAGACTAATTCTTTCGTAAATGCCAATTGGTCTGGATTTCTACCATCATTTCTTTTGCTTTGTTCAAAGGATTCGTTCCTTGATAAATCTAATATCCTCTGGAGCTGAGTGGGATTTGCTATATTTTCATTGATTTGTCGTAGTTTGTTCGCTTTCTCCGACTCGGGGTCAAAGTTCATTTCTTCTAATTCCTCCAACGTGTTGTCGGCTTCGTACTCTGGCGCATTCTCACCCTCCTTCACCACCACAAAAAAACGTTCGTAAATGTCTTTGAAAAACTGGAAAAGTTGTCTCCCATTTTCTGTACGTAAATACATATGTCTCTGCAACATTTGGATTATCCTCGCTTCCAACTCACTGTCCGTTGGATTAGGGGAAAGTTCTAATAAACTGTAGAGATCTTGATTAGTGAAATCGTCAACATTATACATCGGCATGTCTTTTCTTTTTCTACTATTTTCATTTATTTTGTTTATTTTGTTTATTTCGTTTATTGCTTATTTATGATATTTCCTTTGAAACATTTTATTGATTTCCGATATTATATTCACCTCGTGCTGTAAGCATTGACCGATTGTTTTTTTCGGAAAACATAACATTCGATGTCCCCTTTTTAAATGTCCTCGGCCTCGGAAACAAATATTTTCCAGCGATACAATCCATTGTTTTTCCTCGTCCGTTTCTAAATCTTCCAAGTTGATTCGATATGTTCCTGAAAAATAACGTTTATTATACGACTCGTCTTCGTAAATTTTATATACATCGCCATGCAATACATTTGGCACTCTTCCTATTCCCATGATCTTGTTCTCTTCTATATTCAATTCCAATACATACATCATTTTCATCCCTTTCATCGGCGATGGATTCGCATAAAAACATTCTACATTCAATCGACTCCTCCCTATCTTATTTTCCGCATACGTTTTATTGTTAAATCGCGTCGTGCATAGATTTTCGTTTGTTGTGATGAGGAATGCATTCAGTTTTTTCTCGTCGGCTTTTGTCCATGGTTGATTGAACCATTCGGGGTGTATGGTCGCCATTTTCATTTGTGGATGGATGTTTTTTTGTTTTCGGTTTTTATTTTCAATTTTTTGCGATATACATCTTCCATACCTTTGGAAAATCATAGACGATATTTACACACTGATCGCTTTTCAGTAACTCTTGTAATACCGCACATTGGTCATTATATGGATTCCAATGAATGACCATCAGTACGCGTTTATAATTCCTGTCGTTTTTCCATTCGATCTCTGTATATTTCTTGATATATCCCAGATTGGATCGCGCCATTATTTTACGAATATACGATTCTTCGATGGTATATTCTATTCTCGGTATGCATACATTGGATAAAGTCATCTTATTTTATACTATTTGTTTGTTTGTTTGTAGTTTGTTTTGTGTTTTTTTCTTCAATTTTCACTGTTTTTTTTCCTTCCATTTTCGAACAGGCCGAAATACTGTTTCAAGCATTTTGATTTAAGGTCCAGTTTTTATGCTTCACTTTTTTTTGAAACGCTGTATTGAAACGATGGTTGATAGATAGATAGATAGATAGAAGAACGGGGTATCCCCCTATACCTATACAAACACGTTTCTTTATATTCTTTCTGTTTTTCATACTATTTAGCGAAAATACGTTATGATTCCACCTTTTTTTTCAGATTTCATAAAAAATGGACACTGACTGGATTCATCATGAACAACGACTATCGATTATTGACCAAAAGTGTTTGCCAGAGCCACTTCCCTATATTACTCTGGAATTTATTTATATCAATAAACAATCCGAAGTCGTCGATACCGCCACGGAAAAACTTTCTTCTTCTTCTTCTTCTTCTTTGTCCAAAGAACTCCTTATTTCTATTATCCATGCCCATAAAAAACGAGACCACAAGAATTATGTATTAAAAGATACTCTCCTGTTTCATATTCCCATCCAGCCCGAGATTTTGCCGTCATTCTTAGAAGAGACTTTTAATACCTCGATCTTCACGAAAACATTCCCCATCATAGATGACATTGTTTTGCCACCTTCCATTTTTATTTTTCATCCTATAAACACGCTGTTTTTTGTATATTGCGAACAACTTAAATCCGCTTTGAAGTCTGATCATCAATCACAATCGATTACCAAACGCGTACGTATTAAACTCCCTCTTCAGAATAATAACCTTGTTGCTTCTTCTTCCAGAAATACCAGACGTCTTTTATTGCCTTCTTCTTCTTCTTCTTCTTCTTCTTCTTCTTCTTCTTCTT